GTGCAGATTTTAAACTGAAGATCTGTAAGGTTGATGGTTATTGGAACTATGATAAATCTGAATTTTCTACACCCTCGGAGTTTCTTGATGGAGATGATGATGAACTTAAGAAAGTTTATGATACACTCTACAACTTGAATGATTTTGTTGATCCCGAGAAATTTAAATCTTATGATGACTTGAAGAATCGTCTAGACCTGGTTCTTGGACTTAAGAGTTCTAATAATCGTAAGCAAATTGATCCTGAGGTTGAAGATGAAGTTGAAGATGAGTATGAAAAACTCATGGAGAAAAAATCTTCACCAACAAAATCTTCTAAACCAACTGTCATTGAAGATGATGAAGATGAGGATGAAGATAATGCACTAGATTATTTCTCGAAACTTGCTGAGATGTGATTAAATTAAAAGACCCCCAGTTGGGGGTCTTTTTTTAACTTTTTAATTTAGGATTATATACTTTTTTAGTTTTATCATCTATGTATTGAGATGATGGACCATACTTCATAATGTTTCTCATATCACTTAGCATTACTGATAGATATTCAGGTTTTAAAATTAAAATTTGTCTTTTATTTTCTCTTTCTCTTAATTCATATTCATAATTAGTAACTTCTTTAATTTGATTTCTAATTTGAATAATTTGATATTGTGTATTCAAATATTCTAATTCTGTTTCAGATGTAATTTTAATCGTTAGTCCTGGTAATGGAGTTGACATTTTTATTTAAATCTGAATGCTGGTGTGATGCCACCTGTAGGAGATTCTTCTCCTACAATTTCATATAATCGAGTATCTATATTTATGTCCTTAGTTCCAATCATATCATCTACATCAATTTTTATTTGATTTCCATTTCTTTGTTTAATTGATAATGAACCACCCCAACTTCTAGGCCATTCATTTAAAGTATTTGGGAATACTACAGATCTTTTACTAATTCTATCTTTACCTCTTACATAAATTACTGAAGTTGTGATGTTAATATCATCAATAATTACATCACTAGTTTTATTTCCTCTACTTGTAACTTTTATCTTTTGATTTAAATTTATACTTACAGTTAATGGTTGAGTAGTGTTTGGGAATGATGTAAGATTATATGTAGTCTTTTCTTCCGTAGTTTTAAATTCTTGACTAATATCATCATCTACGACTAGTCCTCCAGGAACTACTACACGATTATATTCATCACGACTTTCAATAGTTTCATAATGCTTTCTTTTATATAAATTGTCTTCAGAACCATATTTTTCTAAAAGATGTTTCCTGAAACTTACATCATCTAAAGGCCATTGATCTTGAACATTTGTGATATTGTTTGTAATTAATATTACCCAATCTAATTCGGAATCACCATAAACTCTTTCTGCTATTTGATCTGCTCTTTCATTTCCTTTTATTTGATAATAATCGAAAGCAGTTGCTACATTGGCAATATCTTCACGAAGTTTTGCTCTTTTAAAAAGATTTTTTGTCAGAGTAACATCTTCGTTTGAAGATTGATTTGGAAATCTTGAAACGTATTGTAAATTTGGTAGTTCGTTAAAGTATGCCATATCAGTATCCTACGTCGTTTGGACCTACTTTTGATTGATCTCCACTGGTGATCAGTGGTCCACTTTCTTGATAATCGGTATTGTAAATTGGTTCCAACTCTTCAAACTGCATGTTCATAGTTACAGACACTGGTTGTCCTTTATCATATGCTGCCCATTGTCCATCTGGACTATAATTTACTGAGTATCCTACTAAAGCACATATTTTAAATTTATTCATACCTTCAATTTCTTGATCTCCAACAGTTTTATATTGTAATTTAAATACATTTGGAGTTCCTAGTAAAAGGGAGTTTCCTCCTGCTTGAGATGTTATTTTTCTAGGTGCCATTCCTTGCTTGAAAAATCTAATAATTTTTCTAACATTCCTAGATTCCTCTTCACTTCTTGGACTTAATCTATAAGCAAACGAAAATTGTCTTATAGTTGGACTATTGAATAATAATTCAAGATTTGAGTTTGGAATAACACCAAATCCTCTTGCAAGAATACTCTCTGGAGAAACTTGGAAGTTTGCTTGGTTTAATAATAATGATAATAATGCAGTTTTTGCTTGAGGATTATTTAATGCTTGAAGTCCACCTGCACCCATAATGGCACCTATTTGTGCTAGTGCTGCAGGTGGAATTGGTAATCCGGCAAGTTGTGGAATTTGTGCTGCCATTGTTCCAGTTAAAGCTGCACCTGGATTTTGAATATATGAAGCAGTAACTGCAGCAGTAAGATTGTTCATATGATCAGAACCCCAACTCACGTTATTACTATCCATAGCATTATTTGGTATTGGTAATACTACAGTACCAATTAGATCTCTTAACGCAGAATTCCTTTGAACTCCTTGAGTTAAAGTATCTATTGGTTTATTAGTTAAAAATGTTTCACCCCTTGGTGCTTTATATGTAAATTGTGTGATTTGAAGTGTATCTTGTTGTGTCTTTAAAATATCTAATGGATATAATAAATTTGCTTTATCTTTTACTATAGTTTTTAAATTATCACCACCAAAATATTCTGTAACATCTATAGACAATCCTGGATCTAATAAATTTCCTTGTCCAGGTGGAGCAGAAAGTGGACCTGGGACTGTAGGTGAAGTTCCAGGATATGCATTTGTTACTCCAGGATCTGCTTTTTGATTTTGTGGTAATGCAGAGTTGTTTACTTTATTTCCTTTATTTTGTCCACCATAAGCTTGATATGCAGAATACACTTCTTTTCTAAGATTTTCACTTAGTTGTCTAGATAATGCTGTTGGTTTATTTGGATCCCCATCCTCAAATAATTTTGGATCTCTTATTGCATCAGAGTACCATACACCATTCTGATAGAATACTGCTGACCCAGTTCCCAATAGATTTTTTTCTACTAACCTATAGTCTCCAGTTTTGGGGTCATATTGCAATGCAAGTTGAAGTCCAAGTGGACCACATGTTTCACATCTATATCGATTGTCATTTAGATATTGATATGCCATTATGGGGAAGAAAGTGAATCTGGATAATCCCAAACTTTATATTTGGGAACTTTTTGTCCTTTTTTATCAACAAAACTTTCAGTTGGTAATAATGAAACACCCTCCCAATCTTCTTCGGGAACTTTATAGAAATCAGTAACTACATTACCAAAAAGGTAATTCTTTAATGTTTTTCTGGGTGCATTTACAGTTCCTTTTTTATTTAGATAAGATTTAGTGACAGCACCTCTGTATGCTGGACTTAAGTAGTGAACATTTGATCCTAAAAATAAACCTTTTCTTGGATTTACTTCAATCACATAGACTAATGGATGTTGATCCCAGAATTGATATTTTTGTGGATATTGTGCAGAATATAAGAAGAATACTAGATCTCCCGGTGATATAAAATAGGTATCTAACTCATTTATATTCTTTTTTTGATATGAACTCAATTCATTCATAAGTGCATTGGTCCACCAATTTCCACTTTGATATTTTCCACCAGTTCTTTTTGTTATATCTTCTGAGATCATTATTTTATTCCTAATTCTTTTTCAGTAAATACACGAAATTCCCAACCATTTTGCTCACATGTTTTTTTAGCTGCTTCCCATTTTGCATTGTTCCTCACCCACGTTTGAACTTTATATACCCATGATTTGGTTTTTCTTTTTGGATTTTTTTCAGGTTCTATTAAATCTTTAGCTGGTTTTATTTCAATAAGTGCTTTTCTTATATTTCCAGTTTTATCTTTATATTTGATGAATATATCTGGAAAGTATCTTTTATATTTTCCAGTAATTGGATCAAGATAATGAATGATTTTTTCTTCACTTTCCCAATAAATTATATTTTCATTTAAATCACAATATTGAAACATTTTGAGTTCATATGAACTTCTATAATATATTTCACATGGATTTCCATTATATTTTTCTGGTAGTTTTGGTGAATATCTTCCTTGAATATAATTTTTCATTTCTTTTTATTCCATTTCCATTTACCTTTTATTCTTCCTGGCATAAAATCATCTCCTGGACTTTCGACTGATCTTTTATTAATTTTTCCATTATTCCACCAGGATGTCCCTTTTGTTATTCCTAAAGTATTATTGGGAGGTTTTATTCCTTTTTCTTTTAAAGTTTTTGATATTTGTTCTTTTTGTTTTATTCCTTTTTCTGTTTTATAGTAATTTAATCTATCTATAGATTTTAATTTTTTATATTCTTCCGTATGTTTTTTTCCAACCCAAAAATTTCCATGTAATTCTCTATATTCTTTTAATCTTTCACCATTTGGATCTGGAGTAGGTTTTCCTTTATTTTTTAAACTTATTTTTTCTTTAGTTTCTTTTGAATGTTTAAATCCTAATAATCCTTCTCCACCTAAAGTTTTATTATATTCTGGATTTATTTTATTAATCCATAATTTTTCTTTTTCCAACAAGTCTTCCCAATTTTTACATTTTCTAGTTTTTCTATATAAAAATTTTCTTCTCCGTATTTTACCAGTGCTGATGCTATCCCACAATTTAATTGTTTTTTATGTTCATTAAATCTTTTATTCAATGATCTAGATGTTATGCCAATATATTTTTTATTATTGATTTTATTGACTATTTGATAAACAAACATATTGTTGTGTAGGATCTCCCTTATATTTATATCTAACTTTTTAAAAATATGACCGATCTTCCTTATGCACCATAAATACTAAAAAGGTTTATTGTATTTATAGATGGCTCAGGAGCAAGGCAAAGGTAAACCAGATATAGGACCATTATACATAAAGCAAACTACTGGAAGAACTGATGGTAGTGTTAATCTTCCAGGTGCATTAGAAATTTTTGGTGCATTATCGGTAACAAGTCAATTTAAAGTTGCTTTACACTTGACAAATGCTGGAGACTTTTTAAGTCAATATTTAAATCAAGTTGGATTGACTGATAATGCAGAAATAAATGAGTACTATAATTTTTATTGTTCTGATGCTGCATTACCTGGTGCAACTTTTGATACCATTGAAGAAATAGGAAGTCGTCAGGGAGTTTTGGAAAGGTTTCCAAATAGAAGAGTTTATGCTCCATTTACCATGACTTTTTATGTTGATAAAGACTATAGAATGTTGAGATTATTTGAAGAATGGATGAATTATATCAATCCAATTTATGGTAAAAATGGTGTTTATCCTGGAACTCGAAGTGGTCAAGGTGATGCAAAAGATAGAACAGATTTTTTCAGATTTAGATATCCAAACACATATAAAAGAACTATATCTATAGTAAAATTTGAAAGAAACTTTTTAAAAAATCCAGGAAATCTTACTAATGTTTCTAATCAACTTGGCAATGTTCCATCATTAACTTATAGAATGATTGAAGCTTTCCCTACAAATATTACTGCTATTCCAGTTACATATGAAGGAAGTACAATCACAAAAACAACAGTTACTTTCGATTACAATAGATATGTTATCGAATACAATAAAGGAACTGACGATTTACTTTGAATAAAAGAAATAAATATCATTACTTATTATTGTAAAGTATGCCATTACCTAAGATTAGTACTCCAATATTTGAGTTGATTTTGCCATCAACTGAAAAAACAATTAAATATAGACCATTTTTAGTTAAAGAAGAAAAAATATTACTTCTTGCATTAGAAAGTAGAGATAATAAACAAATTACTAATGCTATAAAACAAATTTTAAAAGAATGTATTATTACTAAAGGTATTAAAGTAGAAGAACTTCCTACCTTTGACATTGAATATATTTTCTTAAATGTTAGAGGAAAATCTGTAGGTGAATCTTTAGATCTAATAATAACTTGTAGTGATGATGGAGAAACTCAAGTTCCAGTAACAATATACATTGATGAAATAAAGGTGGAGAAATCTCCAGAACATTCTAAAGATATTAAACTAGATGATAACCTAGTTCTTAGAATGAAGTATCCATCTTTAGAGCAATTCATTAAAAACAATTTCGATTTTACTTCAGAGCAAAGTTCTTCAAACATTGAAAAATCATTTGATATTATTGCTTCATGTATTGATATTATTTTCAATTCAGAAGATTCTTGGAGTGCATCAGACTGCACTAAAAAAGAACTTTTTGAATTTATTGATAGTATGAATACTCAACAATTCAAAGAAATTGAAAAATTCTTTGAAACTATGCCTGTTTTATCTCATACTATAACAGTCATTAATCCAAAAACTAAAGTTGAAAATACTGTTAAGTTGGAGGGATTGACAAGTTTTTTCGGTTGATGATGTCGTATATGGAGTTGGAGAGTTATTATCGAATTAATTTTGCACTCATGCAGTATCATAAATACTCTTTGACTGAGGTGGAAAATATGATTCCATATGAGAGGGAAATCTATTTAGCATTACTACAGCAGCATATTGAAGAAGAAAAATTAAAACAGCAGCAAAATGGTCAGTAGTGTCCTAAGTCCACAAAAAATAATAGGGCAACAGAAAAGAAACCCAGAAGCATTTCAAAAATTTTTTACTGGTGAAACTGCTCCTCTGGGATCTTCTGTGGTAGGATCTGCTGCAAATAAGATTGTAGGTTTTTCTAGAGAACCAGTATCTCCTGTCAGACCTGATATTAATAATCTGGTTAGTAGTATTTCCAATAATATTGTTAATAATGTAGATAATTCAATAAAAAATACTACAAATTTTATATTAAGTGATGTAGATAAAAAAATAAATTCTCTAAGAGATGAATTATATAAAAATATCTCAAACACTCAATCTACCATAGACAATCTTAAAAAAGATTTGTCAAAAACTATTTCTAGTTTACAGGATAATGTTTCGAAGACTCCCGTACAATCAGTAACACCTGTTACACAAATACAGCAAGTAGTTCAAAATATTCAGGCACAATCTCAACAAGTACTTTCAAATACTATAAGTAATTTTTCAAAAGATTATCAACAAAAAATAAAGGGCATAGATGATACTAAACCTTCTACTATTTTAGGAAAGTTTTTAGATCTTTATAGAAATGCTATAGGGTTTGTTAATTTCTTTGGTAACGTAAAAAATATAAAAAAAGTAGAAGATAATTTAAAAGCACTTCGTAAGTTATTTCAAAATAGTTTTGATATTGCAAAAGTACTTCGTCAAACAATTATAAAAATTGTAAATCAACTTTCCAATTTACCTAGAGCAAATCCTAATGCAGGTGGATTGAATATTGATGTTGGAGTTCCCGGTGGAAGATTGAAGCAATCTGCAGGACCTTCTGTAAGAAATGTGGGTAGGGGAAGGGGATCATCTCTTTTAAGAATGGGTGCTATAGGTTTAGGTGGACTTGGATTAGGTGCTACGGGAATGTTTGCTGCAAAAGAATTCCAAGAAAGAAAACTTTCAGAGGCTCAGGCAGTTCCTTCTACTGGAATGCTTCCTTCAAATATGATTGATAGTTTATCTGCAATAATAGATAGATTTTCAAATGCAGTAGAAAATTTAATCAGTAAGAGTGAAAAAAAGGGTTCTACAACATCTGGTGGTGGAGGAGGAGGTGCAGCACCTAGTCGGGAACCTCCACCGGGTTCTGGTGGTCCAGGAGCTATGTCTGGAACACCAGAGCAAAAAGCTATGTTAGATGCTATATCTTTTGCTGAAGGAACTCAAGGAAGTTATGGAACAGTATCTGGAGGTGAAGTAAATAAAGATTTAGAACAAGGTAAATTGACTGTCAAAGATGTTATTGATCTTGGAAATACTTTTGGAAAACCTGGAAGTAAACATAAATGGAGTGGGGCTACTGGAAGATATCAATTTATGCCTAATACTTTACAAGATCTTGTCAATAAAGGAGTATTGAAACCAAATGAACCATTCACTCCACAAAAACAAGATGAAGCTGCTTTATGGTTAGCTT